AATTAGAAACTACTCTAATTACATTACAACAAATTGTTAACAGACAATCACCAATTGAAACTTATAAAGCTAATATTGTGAAAGCACAAGGATTAGTTAACGATTTAAGAGATATGGTAGAAAGAGAACCAATGTCTCCAACCGAAATGAATAGAATTTAATTTAAATAAGGGTTATGAATTTAACAGCAGAACAAATCCAGGCAAATTGGGAGGAATTCAATAATAATATTAAAACTTATATTAAAGGAGATCGTAAAATTTCCTTAATGAATTTTTACACAAAATACGAAGATCGTATTATACTAATGCCCGCTGCTCATAAGAAAGAATACCATAATGCATTCCCAGGTGGTTATGTAGAACACGTAAACAGAGTGGTTCGTTGTGCTTTAAAACAATATGAACTATGGAAAGAAGAAGGGGCAGATATGTCTACTTTTACCTTGGAGGAACTTGTTTTCTCTGCTATTAATCATGACTTAGGTAAGATGGGGGATGAAGAAAATGAATCTTACATCCCTCAGACTGACCAATGGAGAAAGGATAAATTGGGTGAGGATTATATGTTCAATAAGAAGGTACCCTTTGCCTCTGTTCCTGATCGTGGTTTGTTTTTACTCCAATCTCATGGTATTCCTTATACATTTAATGAAATGTTAGCTATCCAGACACATGATGGTTTATATGATGAAGCAAATAAAAAATATCTATTTGCCTTTATGCCAGAACAAAAACCACGTACTTGCCTTCCTTTTATATTACATCAGGCTGATTTAATGGCTGCTCGTATAGAATTTGAAAGAGAATGGTTACCTAAACTAAAAGGGGAAAATAGCGTGGAGGAGCCAAAAAAGAATTTTACATTGAAATCAAAAACTAATTCTAAATCCAAAGCATTAAATACTATATCAAGCCCAGGATTAAAGAACATGTTAGATAGTTTATGATATTAGAAATTATAATAGGAGTTTTAGGGTTGTTAGTCGTTATCTTTGGATACACGACTTTTAACCTTTTACGAAAAAATGAGAAAGCAGAGGATATCATTATTTCGCAAAATACTTTTATTGAAAATATATCTTCACAAATAGATAAATCCCAAAACCGTTTAGAAGAAATAGACGAAAAAGGGATTTTCCAAGGTGATGATGAAATAGGTTGGTTTTTTAACGAAGTAAAAATAATTCAAAATGATCTTTCACGATTTAAAATTGACCAATAATAATGGCTCCCAGAAAACGAAGAAAAAAGAGTAAAAATTATTTTACTCAAGAGACAGAGGACTATATTGTAAAGTATAATAATACCTCAAACCCTGAAATTAGAAGTAAGATATATGAAGAACATATTCATTACCCTTTCTTCAAACTTACCCAGAATATAATCCATACATTTAAATTTTATCATACTGAGGTAGAAAATTTAGAACACCTCCAACATGAAATTATTACTTTTCTTTTATCCAAAATACATTTATTTGACCCAACAAGAGGGGCTAAAGCTTATTCTTATTTTGGGACTATTGTTAAGCGTTGGTTAATTTTATATAATACTAAAAATTATAAAAAGAAAATTAAAAAAGTAGGGGTTGATGAATTAACTAAAGAAAATTCTACGCACATTTACCATATAGGGGATGATAGAATAAAAAGTGATTTAGATAAGTATGTAGATATTTTTGTATCTTATGTGGAACAAAACATATTTGAGCTATTTCCAAAGAAAAACGATGCTCAAATAGCGGATGCAATTTTAGAATTATTTCGTAAAAGAGAAGATTTAGAGGTATTTAATAAAAAGGCACTTTATATTTACATAAGAGAAATGGTAGATGTAAAAACCCCCAAAATTACTAAAATAGCCGATAAACTCCATGATATATTCAAATCCCAGTACATATTTTATTTAGAGAACGGTTATACTAGATTCTAAATCCTCTCTATATCAATATTTATAACCAAAATATTATGGGAGCACTAGATAATGTAGTATTCGGAAAGAAAAAATTCTCCGATATCCTTAATGAAATTTATGATAACCAGAAAAAAAAAGAAAAACAAATTTCTGGTTTAATCTCAGAACTTAAGCCACTTATAAATGATATAGGTGATGCTACTTTAATCGTTCCATTAATTAAAGAATATATGGAAATTGGCGTTCGTAACGATGAACAATTAATTAAAATGGCAACTATAATACAACGTGCGCTTAATAATAGTTCAAGCGAAGATTCATTGGGTATAACGGATGAAGAAAAAGCTGAATTAATGGCTGAGTTAGACAAGCTAAACGAAAATTTCGAAGAAAAACAGGATGGCGAATAAATTTGGATTTGCAGGTTTAAATTCTAATTTAAATTCCACAGATACAACATCAAATTTGGGGGCTCAAATTAGTGAGTTATTCTCTAAAACAATATCTGTACGAGTTAAGGATATTATATTGGATGATACCCACCCTGACTTTGAAAGGTATGGAGAATGGAATGGTATAGGTACTATAAAATTTGAAATTGTAAATTTTCAAACAGGTAATCCTCCCCAAAAACCTACAGCAAAACCTTTATTCCCTCAATTTAGATATTTCCCTTTAATAAATGAAATAGTCTATTTAATTAAACTACCAGATTCAGATATTGGAAATCAAACAGGTTCAGAGAGTTATTATTACTTAAATTCTATAGCTATTTGGAATCATCCCCACCATAATGCTTATCCCAATTTAACCCAACAACCAGAACTATCTCCTTCACAACAAAAAGATTATCAAGATATAGAAGGTGGATCCGTAAGAAGAGTAACAGATGAATCTACAGAGATACAACTTAACTCCCCGGAAGTAGGAGGAACATTTGTAGAAAAACCTAATATTCATCCTATTTTACCTTTTGCTGGAGATAATATAGTAGAAGGTAGGTTTGGAAATTCTATTCGTTTAGGTAATACTTCTAAATCAAAAAGTATTTTATATAAAAATAATTGGTCTGGAGCAGGTGAAAATGGGGACCCAATTACAATTTTAAGAAATGGTCAACCTTTAGATGCTGGAGAAGAAGGATGGTACCCTATAGTTGAAAATATAAATAAAGATTTATCTTCAATTTATTTAACTTCTAAACAAACAATACCCTTAATCTCAGATTTTACCTCTTATCCCGCTTTATCTACTGCCCCTACTTCTCTAGGTTCATACAATAGACCCCAGGTTATATTAAACTCAGGTAGATTAGTTTTTAATACTAATGTTGATAGTATTATTTTAAATTCTAAAAAATCTATTTCATTATCTTCAATTGAAGATTTGGGGTTATATTCTCAAAATGGGAGTGTTACTTTAAATGGTAAAAATATTAGAATAGGAGATATAAATGCAGAACAGTCTTTAGTGTTAGGAGATACATTTATGGAGCAATTTAAACAATTATTATTATCTTTAAGTGCTTTAATGGAATCCCTAACTATAGAACCCCAATTAGGTCCTGCTTCTTTAAGTGCTCAAAACACTAAAATAATTGTAGATTCTTTAAAGGATCAAATTCCTAACTTTTTAAGTAAAATTTCAAAAACACTTTAAGATGGGAGATGAACAATTATTAGACTTAGCAAAACAATTTCTTCAAACTCCTGAAGGGCAAAAAGTATTAGCAGATCAGATAGATGTTAATTCACTTGAACAGCGATTACTAGAGTTAAAAACATCAGATCTTACTAGAGAAGAAAGAAGAGAAATTCGAAGATTCAGAAGAATAAAAAGAAGGGAACAGCGTAAAGCACAGATTGAAGCTTTAAGAAAAAGATTAAAAGATCAAACCCCCCAAATTCGATCCTACAAAATAAATGGTAGATTATATGATAAACAAACAGGCCAACCCATAAAAGGAGCCAACATAACAGGTACCCAACTTAACATCCCAGGAAAAAATCCCAAAACTAATTCTCAAGGGGAATTTGAAATTGAAGTACGTGTTGCCGTTTTACCATTTAACAATAAAGTACTTGCGGTTGGTAGTGGCCCATTTTTAACCTATACTAAATCAGGCTATGCTCCTTCTACTCAAAATGTTTTAAATTTAGATAAAACTATAAAAAGTGATTTATCAACTTTTAGTTTACTTAACATAAACGAAGCAGCTAATCAAGCTAAAGCCGACATTCAAAATACAATGGATGAAGGTAAAGCTGCTTTAAATTCTATTTATTTAGATGGAGTTGAAATTCTTATAGTAGCTAAAAGAAAAAGTATTATGAGAGTTGTAGATATTATAAAAACTCGATTAGTACCTTTAGCTATAGGAATGTTAATTGCTTTTGGTATAACTAAGTTGACACAAAAGTCTCAAAAAACTTGTCCATCTCCTGATCAATTAAAAGATGTAATCAGGAGAAGAAATTCTATAGTAAAACAATTAAACCAAATTTTTAAAGCAGTAGCAATAAACAGTGCATTAGCGGCGGCATTTTTAGCAATAAGTAAAGTTGTCAGAAGGGCACGATCTACAGTAGATGGTATACCTTTACCCCTTGCAATTGGTACATTCCCTGCTAAAGATTTTGGTGGTTTAATATCTGCACAATCTTATTCTACAGTAGCTAAACTTCAAAATATAAAAGATTTGCTTAAAGATTTAGAAGAATCAAATAAAGATTTAAATAAGCAAATCTTAATAGCATTAGTGTTTTTAGTAACAGCATTAACAATTATTCTGTTGTTATTAAAAGATATAGATAATTTAATTGAAGATTGCTCTGAAGATGATGAAATTCCTTTTGAAGAAATAGAAGAAGAATTACTTGATCTAACCCAAGAAGCAGAAGAAGAAGGTACACCTGTAATTACAAATATAAATGGGTTTATTTTATCTGTAGAAACCTTAAAAAACACCCCAGGTGAATTAAAAAGAAGACAAGCTATAGCTAAAGATACTAGAGGTGTAACTCTATTAAAAGGAGAACCCTCATTCGCCTCCTCTGATCAAATCTTGATAGATGAGTTGGTGTTTTATATACAACAAAACAATTTAAAAGCTAATTAATTTAATATTTATAATAAATCATACGTGTATGAAATTAAGTCAATTAAAAACAATCGTTAAAGATGCGGTAAAAGAAGCTATCCAAGAAGAAATGAAAGATATTCTTCTTGAAGCGGTTAAATCCCCCAAACAAACTATTTATGAAAATAGAATGGGTACTCCTACTACAGATGTAGCATCCCCAATTCCCTCTCCTACTAATCCAGTAGCAACAAAAACTAGAGAGGAAATTAGAGAAAACTATATGAATGTTTTGAGTGGGATGATGCCTGGAGAAAATGGTACTATAAATGCTAATACTAATAGTATGCCTTTACAAATGAATGGTCCTGTAGATACTACAAGCCCAAATGGTGCTTTACCTCAAGGTAATGTATCAATGGATCAAATAATGGGTTTAATGAATAAAAGATAGTTAAATGGCATTTTTACAAAGACAGATTTTTCCAAATGATCTAAGACCCAGAGTGGCTATTGGGTTTGATCTTCCTATAAATGGGGAAGCTGTTTTTACCCCTAATTATCAAACAAAAGATGCTATTAAAAATAACCTTATAAATTATTTCCTTACAAATCCAGGTGAAAGACCTGGCAATCCAGAATTTGGAGCAGGATTAAGAAGATATATTTTTACTCAAATGGTAGATGGAAATATGGATTACATTAGAGAAGATATGCAAGAAAAAATTGCAACTAATTTTCCAAATGTGGCTTTAAGTTCAATAGAAGTATTCCAAGACCCAGATACCAGTAGAATTAGAGTTGATATTAAGTATGGTATAGTTAATACGGGTATAAATGATGAATTAGAATTAAACTTTGCGTAATGGCAGTTAAAAGAAACATACAATATTTAAACAAGGACTTTACAGATTTTAGGTCTCAGTTAATTAACTTCTCCCAGACTTATTTTCCTACTACCTATACCGATTTTAGTCCTTCTTCCCCTGGCATTATGTTTATGGAGCAAGCTTCATATGTAGGGGATGTTTTATCATTTTATTTAGATAATCAATTACAAGAAACTTATCTACAATACGCACGTCAAACAAATAACATTTATGATTTAGCATATATGTTTGGTTACAAACCAAAAGTAACAGGTTTGGCCACAGTAGATTTAGAATTTTTTCAATTAGTACCTTCAAAGGTAGAGGGTTCAACTACTGTACCTGATTATGATTATGCCTTATTTATTGAAGCAAACACACAGGTTACTTCAACAACTAATTCTTCAGTAAGTTTTAATATTGAAGATCCTATAGATTTTAGTGTTTCAAATAATCTAGATCCTACTACAGTAACTATTGCCCAAATTGATAGTGTATCAGGAGAACCAACATATTATCTTTTAAAGAAAACTAGAAAGGCAACTTCAGGTACAATCAATTCCACAACTTTTAGTTTTGGTGCCTTTGAAGAATTCCCAACAGTAAATATTAATGCTGGGAATATAGCAGGTATAATTGATGTATTTGATAGTGATGGTAATGAATATTATGAAGTAGATTATTTAGGTCAAGAAACAGTATTTGATTCTATTAAAAATACAAATACAAATGACCCTAATAACTACCCAAATGAAGATACCCCCTATATTTTACAAACTAAACAAGTACAACGTAGGTTCGCAACCCGTTTTATAGATAGTGGATCCCTACAATTACAATTTGGTTCAGGTAACCCATCTGATACAGATGAAGAAATTTTACCAAATCCTGAAAATGTAGGTTTAGGTTTACCATATGAAAAAAATAAATTAACTACCGCTTTTAGCCCCACAAACTTTATTTTAACAAATACTTATGGTACAGCCCCTACCAACACTAGTTTAACAGTAAGATATACTACAGGAGGAGGAGTAATTTCAAATGTACCTGCAAATAATTTAACCAATTTAGATACCTCAACTGTAAAATTTTTAAATAGTAATTTAAACCCAACAACAGCACAATATATATTTGACTCTGTAGCTGTAAATAACCCAACAGCAGCTTCAGGAGGCCAAGATGGAGATTCAATTACTGAAATAAGAGAAAACACTTTATCTAACTTTAGTTCCCAATTAAGAAACGTAACTGCAGATGACTATTTAGTTAGAGCATTAAGTATGCCTTCAAAATTTGGTATTATTTCTAAAGCTTATGTTCAAAAACCTAAAGCTGAAAGTGCTGATACTACTTTAGATTTATATGTTTTATCTTATGATATAAACAAAAATTTAACTTTAGCATCTTCTGCATTAAAAAATAATTTAAAAACCTATACTAATCAATATAGAATGATAGGAGATTCTGTAGGGATTAAAGATGCTTTTATTATCAACATAGCAGTAGATTTTGAAATTATAACAGAACCTAATTACAATAATAGTGAAGTATTAATTAACTGTGTAAATAGTTTAAAAGATTATTTTAATATAGATAATTGGCAAATTAATCAACCTATTCTATTGAAAAAAATAGAATTAATGTTAGATGATATAGCTGGAGTTCAAACTGTAAGTAATATTAAAATTACAAATAAAGCAGGAACTACTTTGAATTATTCACAATATGCTTATGATATTGATAGTGCAACCCAAAATCAGGTTATTTACCCATCATTAGATCCTAGTATATTTGAAGTAAGGTTCCCAGATCAAGATATTAAAG